GAGTATGGTCCAGTCAACGCACCGGTCTTGGTCATTCACGACGTTCCACACTTGCGTCCATCCTACATTGCGCACACGTTCAACCAGAACCCCCAGCTGAACCATGTGTTTCTGTCAACTGTGTGTCCATCGGAGATCCTCTACGGTGGCGAGTCCCTCTACCCGGCCATGTACTCGCTCACGTATCATGAGTCGCAATACACGTGGACCCCCGAGCATGATGGTCAAGGAAGCTACACTCAACCAACGAGTGTTACTATTGAGTGGCTCACTTCCAATTGTGTTACCCTCGCTAATGGAACGAAAGCCCCAATCACCATGATCGATCAGCGCGGACCTCACATGATTTTCATGATTTCGCGATCTGCGCCAATGCTGGAGGAATACCGCTCATACGACCACCCCGACCACCGATTCGTCCCTGTTCAGGCCATGCCCTTTGCCCCCCACGCTCACCGTCGCGTCCGTGCCAGCATGCTTGACAAGTTGCTTAGGTTTGAAGACCGCACCCGAGATTTTTCTAGGACAAACTTCCATGCTAAACTGGGCACGATATCGAACGATCTTACCGCTCCTCTTTCCCCCATCGAGGCACACGCTACGGTTGAATACGCTGTTTGGTTGTCACATTTCGTTTCTGGTGCTGCTTCTTCATGGGACGTGTTTTTGGAGAGCCTGAGATACTACACTCGGCTCCCATTCGCACAGTTCAACTCGCTCTTTCTCGGACGCTCTGACATTCTGGCAGTTGGACGCTCATCTCCCGACGCTTTCACGATTCGGTTGACTCCAGCTGATTCGCTCCAAGGCGAAACAGAAGAGTTGTCCGACCGTTCATGGCTCAGTTGGTCACCCTCCTCTCCCTTGCTGGAACGCATTGCGCAAGTCAACACCGCGGTCATGCTCTTCTTCCTCCCAAAATTGGCTTTTGGACAAATTGGGGAATACTTCTTCAACCACCCTGATGTGTTCCTCCATCCGATCCAGACCCTTTACCGTTGGCTTGATGTTACTCCTCTGCGTGCTGCCCTTACCACTTTCATCTTTGCATCCGTGGCGTATCTGCCCACCTCCTTCACCAGTGAGGCTGGGCATGCGCTTAGTACACAATGGCAACAGATCCGCCGAGTTTGTGGGCCTCTCAACCCATACAACCTTCTCCTATTTGTTGCTCGCAATGTCACTGGTTCACCTGGTCATCTCGGCACTTGGCGGAACGGCTACTCCTACGAGTGGCAAGCCTTCCTCACTCTTACCGTGTTCTCTGAGATTTTCCCAGCGGCACTTCCTTGGTGGACGCATTTCTGGAAATTCCCAGCAGCTTTTCACTGGTTCGGTCTTACTTTGGGGTCTCCAGTTGCTTTCATCATCCCCGCCATTGCTGCTGTTTGGACTTGCTACCGGCTTAGGCACACGCTCCGATTGGTTCGATCCACTTCTCCTTCCAGGGTGCTTCGCTCATCACATCCCGTCTTCCTCGCACCTCCTGCCGAGCCTTTGCCCACGCCAATTCCCCCCCCCCCGCCAGTTATTGTGTTCACCAACGCTCCTCAGGGAACCACCGTTGAAGAAGGCCCCTACTTCGATTGCCGCGCCCGTCCTGGCACCTATCCCGACTTCATCACGTTCCTAGAGGCTGTTAGGCAGGCTGATCTCGCAACCCCCGCCCCTGGCATCCAACCGGAATTGAGCTGTTTCTGGAATACTGTTTCTCAAGCTGTTGGAGCGACACCGGACGCCTGGTTCAAAATGTTTTGGTCAATGCATTGGCCCCTCTTTGGCACCAAGCCAACTTATGCCCAAGGGATGGTCGATCTCACTGCCACGCAACTGTTTTGCGCTACCACCGGAATTGCATTGGTCCTCACGCGCTATGACGGAAACAAGCAGACGGAAATCTATCGCTCCACTCCACATCCCGGATGGCCCACCATACACATGAACCTGACTCGCTCTGCTGCTGATGTCTTGCATGCAGAGATAGGACCAATGCTTCCCGCCTCCGCCAACACGACCGCTGCCGACGTTTATGCTTCGCTCAGACAACCCAAGTTCGGTGCGGCCGAAATCCGTTGCGTGCGAGCTTCCGTGTTGCGCCCTTCAGGCCCTGTGCTTTTCGGCCAGTTGTTGGATCTTTTGGAACTTCCTAACTTCCGTGTCCGCAACGATCTTTTGGTAACTGGTTTGGAATTCTACGACCGTGCTCTGGCTGCGCGGCAATTCGAGTCTCCCCCCCCTAGCCAACATCACTACATCATTGAGCGACGAGTCGTCATTGATGACGGAGCTGGAGAACCTGCTCGAATGGGCCGCCGAGGAAATGTACACCGCTCCTCATTCATTGCTAGGCGCGATGGAGGCCCCACCGAACACACGATGGAGCCCTTTAGAGAAGAGAACATAGGACACACGCCCCTCCCTCCTTTTGCTCCCCAATGGACTCGTAAACAGACGCCAATGGGTCAATTCAAGATTGGCGCTCTCCACCCGGTTCGGACTCTTCCTCCTCAAGCGCCCTCGTCGATAGCGACCACCACATTCGTCCCTTTCGTTTCACGTGACAAGGAGAGGCTCCGTCAAAGTGCTCCCGCTCACTTTCCTGGCTCCGCTGCTAACGCTCCGCAACTGGTTCTCCCTGCCCGGCCTCTCGTTCCCGAAGACATTGAGTACGTCATCAACTATGGCGCCGCTCAACAACTCATCTCTGACCTGAAAGGCTCACCCTCGCTCCTGGCTGTCGCTTCACCCCGTGACACAATATCAATGATGGATGCTTGTGCTGACGATAACTCCCGCAGAACTATCCCGATGACTGCTCTCCTCGGCGTCAGCGGTTGTGGTAAGACAACGATGCTCGGACACATTATCAGGCAACTTTCACCGGAAGAACAAGCCAACGTTAGAATCGTTACCCCCAACAACATTCTCCGTGGCAAACTTCGGGCTGACCTCATCAAATTGTTTCCCGACTTGACTGCCTACAACTTCCCATCCGTTTCAGGCATCTTGGCGGAACCCACGGGAGGTGTGATAATGTTCGACGAGGCTGGCAAATTCTGGGGCGGTTTTGTTGATGCGGTTATTGCTTGTAACCCTGCGTGCTCTCGAGTTGTCATTACTGGTGACCCGGCTCAAGGTCGAGAGATGTTCCCCACCCTCGGAGCTGTTTCCCGATACCTCCCTTCCATAGTTCAAGACGTCGCTTGTTTCACGAAACACTATGCCACCATTTCCCACAGAGTTCCCCCATCTGTGGCGAATGTTCTAGGCATTTACACCACTTCGAGAAGTAACGGCACTATTGCAGTAATTGGTCAACTGGCTGAAGGATGTCCCACGCTTACTACTTCGCCAAAATACATGACAGCTCTGGCTGGCGGAGGCAGAACCGCCTACACTTATGCGGAATGTCAAGGCCAAGACTTTGATCTCCCCGTTTGCATGGACATCACCGGCCTGGAAGGCGCTCTATCAGACACCACTGTTTATGTTGGCCTCACTCGATCAAAGAATGGAACCAACATTTTTACCAACTGGACTTTGAAGGCTCCCCTCGACCCAACATCTCCCACCGGATCGCCACTTCTCAATGCTATCATCGCCACCATGTCCCATCGTGCTGTCTCCCACCTCACCCAAGGCAACCCTTCCACCATTGGTGCGTTCCAGGCCCACCTACGTCGTTCTTGCCCCTCTCTGTCCTTCTGGAAAGAAGACATGATAGGTGCAGCGTCAGCCGTTTCGCTCTTCCAAGACATTCGGCCTACGCCCTACTCGTACGTTGCTGATGAGGCCAAATTTAACGAATGGGTCGTTAAGACCATCAGCCCCAACGCCTTCCTTAGCGCTGACACTCCTGACGACTTCACCCGCCCCACCAACCCGTATGACGACGAAATTTCGAACGACCGTGGCGTTTCTGAACAGTTCGTCAAGAAGCCCCTGATCGTTAATCCTCAACATCACGTTCGTGACGATCCTGCCACCGAGCTTGCTAGCATTCAGAAGCGTTTCCGTCCCGCGACCACCCTCGGCAACCAACAGGCCTACGACTTGTCTGACGATCAAGGTCTCTTCGCCAAATTCCTCCAGATGACTGGCAAGGAGGACGTTCCATTCGACCCGGCACTCTACGAGAAATGTGAAGAAGAAGTTGTCATTGAATGGGCCAAGGCCAAGAACTACCAACAGGCTCTTAACGCTTTGAAGAAACAAGATGCCGACTGGATTCCCACGCAGATCCGGGTGTTCCTGAAGTCACAGATCGTCAAGAAAATGGAAAAATTGCGTGACGGGGCCACCCCCGGCCAGATGGTTACTGAGTTTCCCCTCGTTGCCACCTTCACATTGGCTGTTGCAGTTTTGTACATTGAGAAACAATTGCCCACTCTTTTCCCTGGTAACATCAAGCTCATGTGTAAAATGAACACTGACGACCTCGCTGCCTGGTACAACGATAACTGGAATACCGATGAACCGTGCACTGGCAATGACTGTGGATCTTGGGACTCTGGCTGTAACGAGAACGTTCTACACTTTGACAGAAAGTTCTTCGAGTACTTCCACATTCCCGCGGAAGTGGTTGATTTTTACATTCACATCCGTATTAACTCGAAGTATTTCCGCGGCGCTCTCCCCATCATGCAGTTTTCCGGCGACCGTTCCACATGGACTCTCAACACTGTTCGCAACGCCGTTCTTACTAATCTGAGGCTTATCATTCCCCCTAAATGTGCCCAGATCTACAACGGCGACGACTTTATCGGCAATGGTTACTTCGCTCTTAATCCTGAGTTTCACCCCCATCTTTGGCTTTTCAAGTTCAAGCCTGAAGCTGCTCCCACCCTTCAATTCAGCGGTTTCCGGTTTGGTGAGCGCAGGCTTTCTCGCGACATTGCCGGCTTGCTGTACCGAGTCTCTATCAACGTCTCCCGTCGCCGCACAGACAAGGATTACTACATCTCCACACTGATGCAGTTTATTGAGTGTGTTCCCACTCCTGCCGACGTCCCGAACTTCCTCCACCTCGCCCAAATCCTAAAGGTCCACCTTCCTTCTGCATACCACTCCACTCTTTCGGACCATGTGATTTCAGTTTCGGGTCTCTGATCCACCTTTAAAATTTGTACCAACATGACCCAACCTCACCTGTCCATCACCCCTTCTGAGCTTCTCGGGGCCATACACGATCCGACGCTCGAGCCACAGCTCATCTTTGTCAAACGCTCTCGTAAAGAGGTATTCTCGTTTTTGTATTATCCTTCCTCGGACACTTCCACACCAATTCCTCCTTCTTATTCTGAATCCGCCGCTCTTCGTGGTGATGTTCTTCACCGTCTCATCGTTCTTTATTGGTACGCCCAGACTTCCCGTGACGCCGAATCTCTGCTCAAGG